CTTGCATGTCTATTGTATCAAATACTATCTTAAGCGTTTGACCAGCTTTCCATGAAATAGAACTGTCGTCAATGTATATATTCAGATCATTATTTGGATCCGATGATAACAAGCCGTTTAAGCTTAGTCTATTAGTATATTCTTGTAATTTTGTCCAGATCGCAAATTTATCAGCACCTTGGCCATTGACGTTTGCATCGAACTGTTCAGTGGTGGACAATTTAGCAGCTAAAGCTTCTGCAGACATGTTGTATATCCAAGCTTCACCTAAAGAGTAACCGTATACTGTGTTATTGATTTTTATTTTGTTCTCAATTGTTTTATCAACGGCAGTACCTTTACCATTAAATATAACATCAGTATTATATTGTAATTCTACTGGGACTGTACCGTCGATTAATCTATTGATTTTATCGTGTGCCTTAGTTATTAATTGTAATAAAGATTTTGAATCTTGCAGCTGAATAGACGCATTTTCAAAGTCAGTCTCTACAGCAGCTATTCTATTAATAATATCTTCACTATCATTAGACATTAAAACTAATGATTCTAAATCGTATAATCTAGTGTTAATACCTAAGTATCTTGTATTTGCTTCTAAAAGTAATTGTGTTGCGTTTTCAAGCGCAGTTGTTGTGTCCATGAATAAATCCATAGAGAATGTTGTAAAATCATTTATAGAAGTTTCAACACCTACGTTGTCAAGAGAAGAATTAAATTTTAAGTTTAGCTTTAATGAATATGCGTTACCGTTAAGTCCAGTAACTTCATTTGGTTTATACTTAATTTGTTCATGTATTTTTGAACCAGGTCCTGGAGAATCTGTAATATCATCTAGTATTAAGATGCCGTATAAATTAGTTGCTCTATTTGCAGGCACTGATTCACTGTAAAGATCATAATAAACTAATATAGCGTTAAATCTAAATTCTTGACCTTTTTTAGAAAATTCTAAAATAGAAGTAGTGTCTGGGTCTTGTTCTATTGCAGCATAGCTTCCGGCAGCAAATTCAATTTGTACTGAATTAGTTGCATTGGTTTGAATGTCATAATACGGTCCGCTTTCTGCATTGTATTCATCGACAATTGAATCTATATTAATATTAGGATCTGGGTATACTTGACCTGCTCTTCCTTTAATGTAATCATCTGCATATAATTTAGTAGCAGTTGTATTATAATTAGTTGGTCTAAATAAAACAGTCGGTGTGTAACCTACTGATGTCGGAACATTAACGTAAACTTCATGATAAGTATTATCAGAATAAGTCACATCGTTCTCTGCGTCAATAGTTCCTAGATATTTCACTAGTCTTTCGTAATTTGCACCACCTAAAATAGCGTTATCGTTTTCTGCATATAAACCATTAATACTCTCATTAGAGTCTGTTGGTCTAAAATCTACAGCACCTAATTTTGACATCCATTTAAAGAATACCTTTTCAGCATCTGATTGCAAAATGATTGGATCATAGTCATCATCTCTTAATAGAATTTCTTCTAGGTTAAGAGCGTAATTCTGAAAAGTTTGCGCGAAATCTACATTTGGCATCGATGCAGCATAAGATTGACCTGAGGCTTGTTTTAAACCAAGTTCAAAATCAATCGTGTTAGAGCCTGTAACAGATTGCGTAAAATCTGGTAGATCAAGTAATGCATACTTGCTAAATTCAAATTTTAGATCAGGATTGTTAAAGGCCCTAGTTATGTCTCTTGCAGCCGATGCGAATGCATACATTGTGCCGCCTTGCGGCTGTGGTATTCTAACTAAAGGAGTCGCCATTTATTTTATTAATTTTGTTTATTAAGCAATAGTTGCTTTATGTGAGCTAACTACGTACCAGATATTTCCAAAACATCTTAATGTAATTGTTGAGTTAAGTCCGTCGAGTGCGATTGAAGTTGCAGCTATATCAACACCTGCAGCTACTAAAAGAGTAGATGCCGCTGTAGCTATAATCATAACTTCGTGACCGTCTACTGCAGCTGGCAATGTAAAATCAGCATCCACGAAGTATGTTGATTTTTCAAGCGTTGTTGGTGCAGCGATTGTCGTAGCAGTTGCAGCTGAACCTACAACACCGCTAAATATCACCTTGCCTGCGGCTGTGATAGCATTGTTGAATGTAAAGTCTGTTCCTACTGTTCCGCCATTTTGGTTAACTTGTAATAACGTTAAGTTGTTTTGCAAAACTGTAATAGCTGAAGTAGTAATGTTAGTTACTCCACTTAAAACCGATGTTGTCGGATTTAATAGAGCAGTTACACTAGCTAACTCATCGTTTAATAACTCAAAGTTATTATTAATAGTTGGTCTCGATGATGATACCGAGTCAGTTCCTAAGATTTCTGTAATGTTTGCCATTTTATTTGTTTATTTTACTTTTAGCATGTTTCGTTTTACAACGTTTTTGTTTCCATGTGTGTCTTCCGCTTCGAGCGATATGGAGTAATATCCAGGTTGCTTGAATATGTAAGTCAGCCACATATTATTATAGTATATATCAGTGATTTCTGGATTACTTATATTCTGAATAGTCCATTTTGCATTCTTTGCTCCAGGGAACTTAGAAATATCAGTAGAAATAGTTACGTGCGTAGATCTTTCAACCTCAGCATAATCCTTAAATACTCTAGTGTCGTCCCATGTTGGATTATAGTGTACTACGTGATTTTCACCACTAACACTAGATGTGCTTGATAAATTATTAGTTTTTACTTGCACATCTTCAAAATCATAAGTATATGAATACTCTTCGCCTGTTGCTAAAATAAATCTAAATATATCGTTTGCCAATGGATCAACTCCATCAACGTCTTCAAATACTGGATTGTAATTAAATTTACTTATAACAAAATCAGTACTATTATTTAGTTCTTCAGCTATTGCATTCCATGCGAATAAATCAGAAGTACTAGAGGGTGTTGGAGATAATATTTCATGTGCTCCTTCAAATAATTGACCGTTTCGATCAACATGTGAAACCTTTAATATTTCACCTTGAGATATATCGTTTATTTTAAAGCTTGCAGATAAATCTGTTCCAACTCTCATTGCTTCCCACCATAAATGCTCAGTATCTCTCCACCTAAATGTAGATTCGTCATATGTGTATGGTCCAGTATTTTCACTAAAACCTATTTCTGAATAAACATCTACAAATCTTTGCACTGTTGAGAATCTAATACCTTGATCATCTTCTCTGTGTACATAGTTTGCTCTATCTAGTGTTAAGTATAGCGTGGCTATATCATCTTCAACTTTTGTTAAGTTGTCTTGAGGGAAATCCCAATAACCACCTGACTTAGACCAATCTAATTTCTTAGAATCCCAATCTGTTTGTTCTTTCCACTTGTATATGCCATATAATTCTAACTCTTTCAACCTAATATTAATCAAATCGTCCATTCTAAAATGTGATCTATGTCCAAAAAGATCATATGTTCTCATTTCAACAGAATATTGTCCAACAAATGGTAATGTTATTGGAAATACTAAGAAGTTGTCTATTGGACCTCTAAATGTCTGATCATATCCTTGATCTTTATTAGTTATAATCCATTCTATTTCATAAACCCATCTTTTCCACCAATTGTCCCAAGTAACTTTAAGATTTTCGTTAGCATCGACTGCATCATCCCATGTAAACTTAGCTTCAGACCAAATATCATCGAATGTTAATGTGCCATCTAAAGTAATAGGAGCACCGATAGGAATATTTTGATTATATGAATCTAACTGTGTATCATAGTAATTATGATAAAACTTAGAATGTGCTTCTATTAAATCTTCTCTTTCATTTTGTTGAAGAGTATCTTCTTTTCCGTATTCTAAATTTAATAATGTATTATAGTTAGAAGTATCATCGTTTTGATCTAAGTGACTCTTAAGAACCATTGATGTATCTTCTATAAATATTGGCCTTCCTTTTGGATGAGCTTCAAATTTTATATCATGTCCTTCTGAAAAGAAACTAACTCCGTTTTGAATATTCCAAACGTTTAAGTTTTTTTGAGCAAAGTAATCAGCCTCACCTGTAATGTCAATAATCTTAGCATTTAACGGTAAGAAATCTTTTTGTAATCTGTTTTTAAGTCCGTATAATTTTATTAAAACTTCTTCGGGTGTAAAATCAAATACTTCTTGTACATTGGGAATATCCCATTGATCAAATGTGCCTGTAGGTTCGTTAATTCTATAAACTAAACTAAATCTGCTAGTTTTCTTAATTGTACTACTAGGAACATTAAACTTTAATCTTTTACGAATCATTTCACCACGCTTAGATGCGTTAGGCACTGGAACTGCATACATTTTACCGAAGCTTTCTGCTGATTTATCAACATTAAGCCAGTATTCCTTTAGAGTGATTCTGTCATAGCCAAAGAAATCTATAGCATTCAATATAGCTTTGTAAGTTCCTACGAATGGCTTGATGTTATGCAACTCTAGGAGTAGTTCTTTGCGCTTCTTATTAAGTAGTTTAAAATCTGGAGACATTTCACTAATGTCATGTGTTTTAAACAACATAAAATCACCAATATCTAATGTTGCACCAAGGTTAGAAAGTAAAGTACTAAGCCTTTCGTCTTCTTCAATAACCTCACCATATATTTTTATCTCTGCAATTTTTGTTTCTACACCTGCAACAGATTGATACATGTGTAATATTCTACTGTGTGGCCCTGCTATTTTAGAACTTAAAGCTAAGTTCACTTGTAGTGCAACTTGATTTGCAACAGATAATTCTTTTATACCACTTACATCGGTTGAGTCTATTATTGAGTTATCCTCTGCTTCAAATTCAACAAACTCTTTATTATCTACTAGAATTTTACCTTCAGATAATTTAGTACTGTACATTATAATGTCATCAGACATTCCTAAAGTGTCTTTCTGCCATTTAAAAATAAACTTGGTAGCGGCTGCATTTTCTGCAACTGGTGTATTAGCTACTAGATCACCTAAGTGTTTACATTCTTCTAATACAAAAAGGTTGACAGTTTCATATAACTGCACAGAAACTTCATCTAAGTAGAGAGTACCCTTCCAGATACCTTCTGCATTTTGAAGTAAATTTAGATCATTGTCTAAGCCGTTAAAAAATCTTAAATTATTATACATTATCTAATATGTTTGTCTCCTTTTTTAACTGTGTAGTTTTTATATCCCTTGAGTGTTCTAACACCCTTGATCATTACAAAAAAACCATCATCTAAGAATATTAAAAAATCACGTAGTATTCTATTTCTAATAATATGCTTAGATAACATTTTATTTAAGAAACTTTCATTCATATATTGACTACCTACGTTTAATCTACTATCATGCCTTTCTTTAGAAACATCATAAATTTTAGAAGGATTATGTTTTAATAAGTCTTTAAATAAATTCATGTTATTTTATTTATTTCTTTAGTGCTTTTCTATCACCTGCTTGTAGTCTAGTATATATTGTCCTAGGAACCGGGTCTCCATCAAAGTTTATACTTAATGCAGCTTCTGCATTGATTAAAACATCATCAACAATCTCGTCGCCGTCTCTGTCTTGCCATCCGCCTCTAAATACTGCAACTTCTTCTTTCTCCATAATAATATCACCCCATCTGTCTAATCCGACTACAGTTTCAGGTATAATGGTATTTTCATCAACTGTTACTGTGCTAACTTCTTCTATTCTTTTAAAGAACACATATTTTTGTTTTCCGTTTCCAACGTTTTCTAAAGTTACTGGATCTTGTGGTACAACCGATACTGTTTTAGATTCAAAATAACCCAATCTTCTAGCTGTCTCTTCAGTTTCAGATATGAATTTAACGTTAACTGCGTCAATACCTTCTATTTCTTCTAAGATATAAATAATATCAGATTTAGGCAACTTATCTCTTCTTGTTACATTTAATAAGTACTCATCTATTTTAGATCTAATATCAATAGATAATTCATCTTTTGTAAATCCTTCGAAATACCTAATGTTTACATCCATGCTATATTTTCTAATCTTAGGCTTAACAAAAACTACTTCGGTCGTTACCATTTGTTGACCACTGTCTTGTAATACTTTACGCATTTTTTCATACTCTTGATCATCGAAAAACATTTCTTCTTGAGGTATAGAAAAATAATCTTGGTTTTTGGCTAGTTTCTTTCTAACATCTGGAACTGCAAAAATATAAATTACATTATCGTCATCTAAATATTGATCATCAGTAGTGTTATATGCATCTAAATAAGAGAATATACCATATCTAGATAAGAAGTATTCATAATTGTCAGGTGTTGCTAAAACAAATGACTTACTAGCAAGTGGAGTCATGATCTTAGTAAACTGAGTAGATTCTCTATCTGTTCCCATTTTTGGAGATGATGTAACTGTAATATCTAAGAAATTATTTAGGTCATGTTGAGTGCCTAAAGAATCTACGCCTTGTGCTTGCCACTTTAATGTTAAATCATTAGAATCATCTAAGTTTCCTTTTTTACCATCATGAGTAACGTACTCTAGTTCAATTTTAGAACCTTGTTGAGGTGCCATACCAAACGCTGTGTTTCCAAAATAAATATCTAATCCACCTGAAATACCTGTTTTAATGAGATACCCTTTTTCATCTCTTTGTAAATCATAAAGAGATTCTTGCTTTGTCCATAATTCACCGTTAACGCTAACGCTTATTTTACTATGATCAGTTAATCCTTTTGTCTGTGCGTTGAACGATTGTAATGGTTGACCGTCACCCGTGAACGTTTGTGTTTCAAATTTACCCTGTATAATTGCAGTGTTAATTATTTTATTGTTACTTTTTTCTAATCTAAATCTATCTTTACTTGTTAATAAAGTGTAAGTTAATCCATTAAGATCAAACTTTAATTCAGCCCTATTCTCTATTGTAATTCCACCACCTGATATTTTATCAAAATCTACACCTGGTTTCCATCTAAATTCTATTTCACCAGTTGCTGCGAATCCTCTAGTGGCATCATGACCAGTAAGTCTACTCATACCGTATATTGATTCAGGGTGTTGGGCAGTATATATGTTCTGTTCAACCAATGCATCTTCAAGATAAAATAATATTAATTCTTGAATCTCTGTTATTACACCAATAATTTGAGCAAATGGCGATGCTTCAGTAAATAATGTACCTGCTCTTCCATAAACCCTAGAAATATAAACCCTAGCATCATCACTGACCTGCTTTGCGGTTGCTCTTAGTGTACTTATAAATTTTAATTCTGCCATTTTATCTAATGTTTAATTGTACGAGATATTTGCTGTCTACTGTTATATCAATATATGCAATATCTCTAACGTTACCTTTAAGGAAGTTAACCTTAGTTGAAACGCTGTATTTTTGTGCTAAAGGGCAATAATATTTAATTTGCGTGTCTAACACGTCCTTTAATTGACCTTCATTATATCCTAAAGAATATATGTAACTTTCTAGATCACATCCAAACCCAGGTGATCCTAAAACATCAGCCTTTCCAGTAAATAAAACAGTCTCGATCTGTTGAACGAGTTGCTCTATCTCACCGTTAGTTTGGACTTGTGTATCGTTCCAATTTGGGTCTCCTAAAGTTTTTATATAAAAATCCATTTATATATGTATCTCAATTTTTTAACTATGGAACATGAAGTCTACACCTTCATCTCCTTTGATTTCTTCTTCTATTGCTTCTAATTCACTATCGCCCATATCTTTAATAGCACTATAATCAAATTCAACATTACCAGGTAATGCAAATTTAAAGATGCCTAACTTAGCACCTAATGATTGTTTTATTTTAGCACTAACATATCTAAAGAATATTTCATCGTCATACAGGGCACAGTCTGGAATAGTCTCATACAATTCTAATATAACATCACCCTTAGGTGTATCACCCATAATCTTTAATTCACCAGTATTTCTCTGATATTGATAAGAAATAGGATTTTCTAGAATCTGTCTAGACATATCGGCCAACGAAGCATTTAATACATAGTACTGTAATTCTTCTGCAGCTTCAGCTGGACCTGATCCATTGTACATATTTCTAAATAACATTCTTTCTAATGCAAAATCTGCACCGGGCTGGAATCTAAGATCCATTCCAGATCCAACTGAATTCCATCCAGATGTTAAATCATATACGCCATATACTGAAAATACTCCACCGCCACCATCAGTTGCTGGTCCAGGTAAATTAAGAACCCTATTCTCTACAAAATAAGGTGAATTAAAAGTCTCAAAAGGAATATGATAATAGTTTTCTCTAACAGAGTCTTCGTACTTTTTATACATCCATTTTTTAGACCTTTTAATTATGTTAATAACTTCTTTTTGTGGCAGGTTCACAGGTAACATACATGCTCCTGTAATTTCATCTGCGATTTCTTCTAAAAAAGAGTTTAGGCAGTTTGTTCCAAAATCCCTAGGTGTTATTAAATTACTATTGCTTCCGCTTCTAATTTCACTCATTTCTTAATTTATTTTTTTACTAACTACAACTTCAGTAGTATCTCCTATTCTAGCATCTTTTCCTAAGAAGCCTTCTCTGTATATACCACCGATAGTTCTACCTTTAAATACGCCATCACGGCCAAATATAAAACAATTAGTAGCAGTAGCACTACCATGTACATAGCATGATTCTACTTTACTGTCTTTTATTTCTGTACTACTGTAAATATTACATCTTTTAAGCATAGATCCTTCTACGTTGCAATTATACATTGCAGAGTTTTCTACATTACCTCTAATTTCACAATCTATAAATTCATATCCATCTAAAATGAATACAGCCGGAAAGACTCCGTCCTTTATTTGAAGTGTACCATAATCAGAATCATAATTTATAATTCCTCTTTCCATAGTACCGTTTGCTATTAAATCAATTACCCTATCCTTTATTCTAGGCCATTGAACCTTAACAACCTGCTCGTTGTCTTGTAAATCAACTAGTACGTGAATATTAGGGAAATGTTTGTTTAATTTAGTATGGTCCTTTAGAGACTCTATAAGTGGTTTATTCTTATTAAGAATTCTTTTAAGTTCTACTCTATTCTGTATTGTAAACCTAGGATCATTACATGATTTCCACATTTGCATAATAAACCTTTCACACAAATACAATATTTCTTCTTTGCTTTTGTGATAGTCTTCTCCACCAATATATCTAAACTCTAAGTAATTTTTCTGCGCCTTTTCAAAGTTTATACCATAGTACTTAGAATTAGCAAACGTAAAATTCATTGGTGAAATATGATCTTCATCAAAGTAATATGCTTCTCTTGCTGGCATAACCCATTTTATACTTTTAGCATATGTTGAACCTTCTCGAGAAGGGAAGAAATTATAAACTTGTTGCTCATCAAAATCTAAAATAAATTTAAGAATATTCATTTTAGAAACCATTAACGGATCTTCTAAGTAGTCAGTTTGAAATGACATGTTTAAGTGAATACTAGCACGATCGTTAGTATATCCGTTTTTATCAATCCAATCCAACATTTTAATAATAATTACCCTAGCATTTCTGTAAGGAATTGGACCAGTTACCAGTTCTATAAGTCCTTTACCACCTGACATATCAGGTTCCATTTTAAAGACTTTGTCATCAGGTACAAAATCAGAATGTGCCTTTTCTTCTAATTGAATTTTTCTATTCAATAAATCAGAAATAGACTTCTGGGTCTCTTGAAGGCTCAAGTTAGAATAGAACTCGAACTCCACACCTATTTGTGCAGAGTTCAAGATCTGTTCCTTTGTAGATTTTATATTAAGTTTTTGCATCTAGAGTATGATATTACCGTTTGATTATATATCACACTCATGTTGAACTTAT